GCGTTGATGATACCAAACGACAAGTCGTCAAGTATTAACTCGTAAACGATGACCGTTGGCGACGTGTAATAAGTAACGCTATGCCCGGTGTTTACGCTGATCGTATGCTCAATGCCCTCGACTGCCAACTCTTGTGCTAACTCGGTAGTTGTCACACCTGACGTAAACGACTTTTCAATCGTAATTGTGTCGCCCACGTCAATTACGGCCACCGTGTCACGTTGCGCGCTAGTCAACAAAGCAAACGACGTAGCCAAAGACGTGTATCGTGCCTCAGGTTCAGGGTCAAGCAAATAAACCGCCAAGTCAAGTGCAGCGCTGTCGTTATGCAAAAGACTGTTAGTGATGCTGTAAGTCTGCACAAAATACTTTGTTTGACTACCAGCGTCGTCAGCAACCTGCGGATTGTTACTGCCAAGTATTTGAACGACTGCACGGTTAGTTACCTGATCGGCTTCAAAAGTTATGCCCACGCCGTTGTACGGAATGTTTGTACCGTCGTCATGAAAGTCTGCTACCGCTGGTGTGAGCGTTGTGCCTAGTCGAGCGTCAAACACTAGATCGCCGTCACGCGACATAAACAAGCGACCCTGCTCAGCCTCGTTTACGTCAGACAAATAGCCCAGCACGTTTGTGCCTTGCTCAATAGTAAACGCCGCTGCACCGCCAAGCGTTTGAGTACCTGTAGCAATGTCGCGCGTTAACGCTGGGAACGCAACCTCAGGCCGATCAAGTACCGCCGTTACTCGAGCGCTAGACAATTCCTCGCTGACATTAAATTCGTCTAAATATGTTTGTGCCAACAAATAGAAATCGTCTGCACAAAACACGGTTACGGTGTCAAGACCGCCAAGTGCAAAATTGTAGTCATAGTTTACGATCACGCCAACAAACAAATATTCTTTAACGTTCAGCGAACTGTAACGTGACAAGCGCACTCGACGCATAGGTGCAAGACCCGGTTGGGCTTGCGGTGTGTCGTAGTACGGCGAATTAGTGTCAAACGGGTTAAAAATACCTGCCGTGTCAAGCATATTAAACGACATAGTGCCAGCACTAAATTGGTCGCCCTGATCGCGTCGCCCACGTTTAACCGTGATGCTATTAACGCCGTCAAGCACGCTCGCAAAATCTGTCGTACCGTTCAACACATAGGTTGTGTTATTTAGCAAACCTTGCACCGGGTCGTCAAGCAAAAATGCGTCTTGAATAAACCCTGTGTCAATCTCTAAGTCATAGTTGCCACTAGCGACAACGGCTGTACCTGCCATTACGACGCGATCTGTAAGTCGAGTGGGCCGTTAGTGCGCTGGTAGGCCAGCAAACTGTTTAACACGCTTTGACCGATCTCGGCGCTAGTTGACATACCGCCTGTCACGTTTATTGTTACGCCACCGTTACTACGCGCTGCAATGCGTTCAGCGTTGCCTGACGTTGTTAAAGCGCCTTGTATGGTCACTAGATCGCCCGGGCTACCAATACCGCCACCACCGCCACCTGTACCGCCGCCTGCACCGCCGCCACCGCCACCGCCGCCGCCACCAATAAGCGTTGGGGGCAAACTAGGCATACTTGGCAAACTAGGTGTGATACTGCCCGTGCCACCTTCTCGAGCCTCACCGCCGCTAGTCGCAGCGCCACCGCCACCAATACGACCCAAATTGATTGTCGGCAACTTGCCAATATCAGTAAACGGGTTTATCAAATTCATGCCGTCAATAATTAAGTTAATTGCACCGATAAACGAATTAGCAAACAATTCAAAACCAGCAATCAAACTGTTTAAAACAAAATTGACAACGTTTCTAAAACCCTCAAATTTTGTGTACGCAACTGCAAGACCAGTAACAAGCGCCGCAATGCCAAGCGCAATTAACGTAAACGGGTTAGCGGCCATAGCAAAATTGACTGCCAAAATTGCTGTAGCAATAGCGCTAATCGTGCCAGCAATAAACAAAAATGCTTTAGGGTTTTTTTGCGCCCAGTCAGCCATGCTCTGCAAATACGGCAACACTTTTTGCAACACGGGCAACAAACCTGCACCAATGCTCTCTTGTGTTTCAGCCAAACTATTTTTTAATATCTTAAATTGACCTGCAGCGGTGTTGGCAGACTTTGCGGCCGCGCCACCAAAATTGTCATTTAACGCCATCATTACGGTGTCGAGTGACGCACCGTCTTTAATCATGCCCTTCATTTCAGGCGACAACGCTTGCAAACCTTTCATATTGCCGGCGTACGCTTTAGCCAGCGCGTCGCTAATTGTTGCTAGATCGTTGCCAGTTGCAGCCGAGATATCTTGTGCAAGTGTCAGCGCGCTAGTTGCATCGCCAACATTTTTTGTACCGACAAGTAACGCGGCAAACGCTGGTCGTAACTCGCTGTCAGCCGTACCAGTCGCCCTCGACATAGCCGAAATCATGTCCTCAGTCGCTGCGACAGTTGCGTCAGTAGCGCCAACCACGTTCTGCATCGTGTTAGCCAAAATTGCTTGTTGCTGTTCGTCCTCGGCTGCCGCCTTCGCCGCCAAGCCAAGCGCACCCGCAACCGCCGTAATCGCAGCCGCCGCAGGTACAGCCGCCTTGCGAATAGCAAACTGTGCTTTCTCGCCAACAGTTTCTAATTGCTTAAATTCTTTTATTGCTTTGTCAATGCCTTTGCCGTCAAACTCGCTGACAATAGGTATAGATAGTGCCATGACTAAATCTCGCTTTGCACAACGCGCATAGTTTTAGCAATCATCTTTGTCATCTCAGCTTCAATACCGCGACGCGCTTTATATACAGCCGGGCCAATTAGTCGAGTGCGACCAGCGCTAACAAAACCTAATGCGTTACCTAATCTGTTTGAGTTAGCGCGACCAGCCGTTTCAAAGATTGCGGCCGCAGGGTCTTTTTGCTCAATAAGAATTACGCCGACCGCGTTACGTCGAGTGTCAAAACGCATACGCACTCCGCTAATTGCTTTGGCTGTTGTGAACGGAAATAGTTTGCGATCACGTTGCACCCAGTTGTAGCGCATACCTGATAGCGGTAATTCTTTGTAAACGGCTTTGCCTGCCTGTATTGCTGGCTGTGCAATTGCGGTTGCGTCTGCTTTAAAATCTTTTTGCAGTTGCGGGTCAATTTTACGCAAAGAGTTAATCGTCTGCTTTACCCCGACGATCTCAATAGTTGTTGATGCTGGCATTGCGCTACCTCTTTTGCTTATTCAATAGCGTAATCACCGTTATCAGGTCGCGCGTGTCAAACTCGATTGTCGTAGGCCAATACCCTGTTGCGACTAACAGTTCTGCTAGTTGCCGTCGGTAACTGCCTACGCCGTATGGTTTGGGTCTGTCTCGTCTATTGCCTCAATAGTCATGTTTGGGTTTTCTTTTACCCAATCACGATACGTTGCAGGCATTTTTTGGCCGCTAAGTTTTAGCAAGTTGTATGCCCAACAAACTAAATCGGTGTAGCCGATACCTTTGCCGTCACTAATTTTGCGACCCTCAGTTTTTTCCCACTCGCAGATCACAAACATATTTGTTGTTAACTCGACTGGCGCTACGCCGTCTTGTAAATCTACTTTAAGTTTTAATCGCATTGCCTTGTCCTGTTCTCGGCCAGTTATGGCGCGTTAGATCACGTTACGTCAACTGTGTATGCGCCACCCATAAGTTCAATGTCGTAGGTAGCCAACTCGCCCAAGTTTGCGTTCATGACTGGCAACGCGCTTAAGTAAGTGTTTGTCAATTCAAAGCCCGGATTAGTTGCGCTGTTTGCGCCTGACGCTGGGGTTACTTTGATATAGCACTTTGTGCCGACAAGTGGCGCAAGAGTTGCGTAACTTTCCGACGATGCAAACGATGCGTACAAAGTTAAGGTTGCGCTGTTTGATTGCAGGCCAGCGGTGTTTGTGCGTGCAGTCGAGCCAAACGCGGTGTCCTCAAGTGCCTCAACAATGTAGTTAACGGTAACTGCGGATACCTGATCGGTGATGTCTGTGGTCGATGCGCTGGTCGCGCCGATAAGCACGACCGGGTTTGAAAGATAAGTGCTAGTTGGCATATTTACTCCTTGATGTGTTAGTTATAGTTTTACCATACCGCAACGATATGCGTGTGTATGCTCACGCCGTTTGCGCTTGCAAGCCAACTGCCACGTCATAACACGGATACTCTTGCCCGCCTATGTCGAGTGTGCCCGGTCTGCCCGACATTGCAATAACGCTTGAGCCAAGCACTAGCGCGGTGATCTGCAAAATCTCGCGCAACACGGGCAACCCTGCTGGCCCGCTGCCAACAATTTTTATCGGGTAGTCCATACGCACGATGTTGCCGTTGCCTGCGATAGTTGTAAAACTTGGCGCTGTAATAAACACACAATTAGGCACAAGTTTTGTCGGGTCGTTTACTACCCGTAAACCTGTAACGGCCGTCAGCGTGGCTGTGAGATCGTCTAACGCCTCGTTAAACAGGTCGTTGTACGGTGCAGGCACTACGCCACCGCAGGTCGGTCAATACCTAACAACTGCTTAACAATCGGTGTCATTGACTGTTGCGGTGCTGTACCCATATTGTCAAACGACGCAAACACGTTTTCTAGACTGCCTCGACTACGCCACAACGCCGCGCAATACATGATCGTGCCAAGCGTTACGTCACCGCTAGGCGACGTGCTGAGACTGTCGTTGTAGCCTGCCTCGGCGCGACGACGACTGCAAAACTGATTGCCAGCGCTTACGGCCTGCGTTGCCAGCGTGTAATCGTCTGACGGGTTAGTGATTGACACGCCAAGATAGGTGACAAGGTTTGCGACCGTAACCCAAGTGCAGGTAGGTGTAAACGAGACTGTGCCAGCAAACGAGACTACAAATTCAACGTCAGCCCCGGTGCAAGCAAACAAAATTTGGTTAGGTACTGCGACGTTTACGTTGTAATTAAACTCGCCTGTAACGCCGTCAACGCCGACGTACTGATATTGCGGACAAGCCAACACGGTAAACGTGCCGTTAAATGGTGCGCCTAACGCGCCTACAACTACGGTGTCGCCAACCTGTATGTCGGTTGGCTCGAGCGTAGATATGCAGGCGTAGTTATCTAGTAACTGTTTGCTGGCTGTTGAATAAGTTGCCATAAGCGGTGTTGCCGCCTACGACTAAGCGATCAGGATTGACTGAACCTGAGTGCTGTCTGCAATAAACGTTGATACGTAACCTGCGTACGAGAAGTTACGGCCAAGTGTTGACGGCAACTCGACTGACATCAAACCGCGTACTTGCTCGTAGAACTCAATTGCTTCGCCTCGTGCTACAACCAAAGTTGATGACGCAAAGTTTTTGTCAGCAACAAGTGTCAAACCAAATGGATTGAAAGTTGACATTTGTGTGATGTTTGCTGTGCCTGCTGCGTTCATGCCTTGCAATCCTGCTGCACCAACGTACGGGAATACTGGTCGTTTGTCAGCGTCTAACTGCTTGCCGAGGTATAGCCATACGTTTGGATCAACGAAACAATGATCAGGTAGGAAGTTTGTTGCAGTCAAAATGTTGTATGCGGCTGTGTAAAGCGCATTAAACAATGATGCTGGGTC